AATTTGGAGCCAATAAGGTTTCTGTGCCTGGCGACTCGTCTTCCGTGTCTCCATCAAAATCTTCTTCTGGCTCTTCAGATCCAGGGATACTTGGCACATAGGTTTTATCTACTACATTTGTAAAAACATTTAATACATCATATTGGTCTGTTTTTAAAATCCCAATTAAAGGTGAGTCTGCTGGTAACTGGACTTTGATTCCACCAGCAACTTGAGATGAGCCAATCTTTGGATTTTTTTTAACCATGTAAAGATTCTACCATTTGTTTAAACATAAATCGACCTACAAACTATCTTTGTAGATGGGTCTTGGCTATAAGCCTGTTCTACATCAAGAACAATATATTTGCCTGCAGTTTTGCCAGCGTCTTCTGAAGAATATACTGAATTGCTGGGGTAAGATATTTCTACAATATCGCCATTTTCAATAAGTGGATTTGGAAAAACATCTAAAGTTAATACAGTCTGCTGCTTTGACCATTGTGTCCTCATCCATTGTGAAAGAGATTTTGCTTCAGATTCTCTCTGAATCCAAGTAGACTCAAAGGCAACCTGCTCTTCGCTTGAAGTGGCAGATAAATCTGGATCTATATAAACAAATGGATCAGTGGGGGCTATTGTTTCTCCTACAACTATAAAGCTTTTTTCTCCGCCATCCGCTAGGTCTACGAAGGTTCCAGTATTATTTAATACATAAGCTTCAATTCCAAATGAGTTTGCGTCATATCCAAGCAAAGTGGCATTTGGGTTTAATATAATTTGTGGGTATTTTACATACCCTGGTCTGGTGGCATACTTTGTTTCAATTTTTTTAATCTCTCTTGCTATAGGACCAAACTCTTTAATCCACGGTTTTTTATCTTCTGCCTGCACTACACCTGCTGTCAAGAAGTCTCCAAATATATTTCTTAAAGAAGTAGAAGACCCTATGTATGAACCATAATTATCGTATGAATATGATTGCTCATATTGTGATTGCGTAAGTGGTGATGTGTACACGTAGTCAAATGCTACGTCTCCATTAATTCCTATTAAAGCAATTTTGTTTGTAATTGATATTGGTGAAGTATCTGTGGCTGTAATTACTGCGTTGTTAAATTTAATTTTAAATATTCTTTTGCTTGGGCTTTTCTGAGATACTCTTATATCTAATCTATAAAGCTCTCCTCCAGAAACTCCAGTAATTGAATTATCTATTGTGCTTTGACTATCAGAAACTATTGACTCTACTCCGTTTACAACTTTAAAAAGCTGTACGTCTTTTGATTTTAGTCCTCTTGCTGCAACATTCTGTGATGTTGAAATTTTCAATATATAACCGTTTAGGTTATTAGTTGACATTCCAATTCCTATGCCAGCGGTTACCTGTTGATTTCCAGTAGCTCTTCCATTAACAGTCATCAATTTAAAAAACATAGAGGTGCCAATTGAAAAATAGCTTTCTGTTGCAAATGGGTCTGAGTTTATGGTAGCCATGTAGTACTCTTTAGAGGTTAATGGTGAGCTTATTGTAAGCAAAGATCTTGATATAGATTTACCAGAGCTGTCTGTTTGCTGCAGCGAAAATACGGAAGCATCTTCTGTATTTGTTTTAGGTGTTACTGAAAGGTTTACTTTTGAGCCAGACCATTCATTTTTAAGTGTTGTTATATCAACTATATGCTTTTCTCCAACACCGACGCCTTTGCCAGTAGCATTAAAAACATTTCTTTCTTTAATTCTATATCTTAATGTTGATTTAAAAGAACCAATGACGCTTTCTCCTAAATATTTAGCAATATCAGAATCAGATGTTATCCATTTTTTTTCTATTGTTGTTGGGTTTGATATTAGTGCATATTGAAACTCTATAGCATCATACTCTACAATCTCATTATTTATTAAAAAATATCCGTTTTTATTATAAAAAGATGTATCTGCCAAATCGCTATAAACGCTTATTGGTGCCAGCGACAATGCTCCAAGTGGAGCTCCAGTTTCAGAAGGCTGCGAAGCTTCTAGTGTGGATTGAAGTGCTGCAGCTCCCAATGCTGCTGGTGGAGATATGTATAAGTTGTCTGATGATCCTTTATAATTTGTGCTTATTATTGGAGTGTATATAACCTTTGTAGCTTTTACAGACGGCACAGTTTCTTTTGTTAGAGAAATTATATTTGGAACATTTACACCACTTTTTTCACTTCTAAATTTAAATGTTGAAGATCTTGTTGAATCAAATATATAGTCTCTTGGATAAAATTGTAATGTATCGTAGTTATCAAAAGATGCAATCATTTGAGTGTCTCTGCATAAATCCTGTATGTGCTGCCATACTGTTTTAGAATCATCTGTAAACCAGTGTATTGGAACAATAGTTGCTGAATCCGATATGGATGTGCTGTTTTTATTTTTAGTGTTAAATACGTAACTAGTAAATCCTATCGAATCAAGAAGTCTTCTTATGATTGCTTGCGATGGGGCGTTTTGTATTACTATATCTGGCGCTATTATTTCTTGTAGAAACTTTGCTCCGTCAAGGCCTTGAATGCTTATATCGCCAAATTCAGATATTGTAAAAGAATCAATATAAAATACACCTTGCGGTATAATATCTGTTCCTATTGTATTAAATGGAGTAATCTTTACATTTTTGTATAAATTTATTTTTGATTTATCAAATGAGTTAGATTTATCATACTCTACCCCAGCCCTATCAAACCCTTCTAACATTAATGAAAGAGAGTTAGAAGTTACTTGTCCTACGGGTACCAGTCCAGATGAGCTATCAGATGACATTTTAGATGTATTAAAAGAAACAATCCTGCTAGAAACATCTTGTATATACTTTGCAGCCACTTCTATTACGCCAAGAAAAGAGTTGGCAACATCAATTGTATTAACTGTTACTATAATCTTTTTAATATTTACTGGTTGAGATGGAGTTGTAAACTTTGTTGTACTCCATGTTGATCCGTTCCAATATAACTGAAATACTCCGTTTGATGGTACTGTACCATTTGTAGATATTGTAGACTGAGTACCAGCATAGTCCTCTATTTTAATATTCCATGTGGCTGGCTTTGAATAAGATGTTTCAAATTTTACAACAATATTATTAGTTACTGCAGTTTTTGATACTGGGTAGTCCACAGTAAAATTACAATTTGTTAATATTGATCCAGTTGCCTGCGGAGATAGCCAAAACTTATATTGATTTTTTGTGCTTGAAAAATATGTTCTTGTTGGTAAATCTTTAGATACATTATATGCTGGTATTGGGGTTGTGTATAATGGATTTAAAATAAAATAACTAATGCCTGATGATTCTGGTCTTCTTGGATCTATTATACTTTTTAATGGGAAAAGCTTTTTCATGTATGTTTTCCCAGTTGCTACTTCTACTGGGGAAGATACTGTTGCTCCTTCTATTAAATTATTCATGTTATATTCTATCCAGCATCCACCACCCATTTCATAGGATAAAGACTGGTTAATTTTATTTAGTGTATCTGTGCTTACTGACTGCATTATACTTCTTCCAGAGAAATACTTACATCCCAAAATGCCTGTGCAGTATCTGCGACATTTTCTTTTACGTTTCTTTTTATCAAATTAAATGAGCATGATGAAAATGATGCTACAAAATCTTCTGTTCTAGTTAAATTATAAGCGATTCTGACATTAAATGTGCCTTTGCCTTTTGAGCTTAAATAAAATGATTTAATATCCTCTGCCCCCCAGCCGCCGTCTAAGGTCATTGTGGAGTATGAGGGAACCATGCTCCAAGAGGTGGACAGGCTCTTTTTATCGGCTATAAACAGCTTCCTAAGGCTTCCATTGGCCATTCTAGAGGTCTGCTCAAACCTTTGAATATCTACGGATACTGGGGCCCTATTATGTTCAGTTAATTTTTGCCATACGCTATTAGCATCTTGTATAAACAATGCTGAGCCGACTGGTAATACTAAAGCTGCCATTATATATTCTTCCCTTGTCCAACCATTTTAACATTAACTTTAGCCTTTTGTCCAATAACAATTTCTGCTTTTTTAACAACCATATTTGATAACGCCTCTATGTCCATTCCTTCTGCAGCGTATATATTTTGATTTACAACATATGATGCATTTGATGATCTTTGTTGCATAGGCTCAAATCTTTTTGCAGCTTGTTTTACATCATATCTTGGTGATGCAAAAGGAACTTTTGCCATGTTAGGAATAACCATTCCTCCAAATACCATCTCTGGACCACGGTCTCCAACAATTGTTGGTATTTTTGGATTTAAATTCATAGCTCCAAACCCAGCCTTTGTAACACCAAAATCAGGATTATTACGGCCAGCAGGTAGGGAAGATATTTTCCATTTTACTTCATTTTTATCTAAAAATGTTTTTCCTATTACCATTTCTTGTGAAGAAATTCCAGCAGCTGAAAGCGCACCAGCACCAACTTTATTAGCGCTGTATCCAGATTGACTTATTCCATAAGAAATTTTTTTCATTTTTTTGTCATCTTCTTTACCTTGAATTGCGTTTACAACATCTTTAAGAGATGCGCCACCTTTAATGCTATTTGCAAGGGCATCATTGGCAGCAGAGCCTGCTCCTGCTTTTGCTAATATTGCTAATGCGTTTGCTTGTGGACTTACTGGAGCAGGTGCTCCTGAACCACCGTTCTCTCCTCTTCTTTCCGCTACACGAGGGCTTCCTCCAGGACCGCCATTCTCAGATCCTGGACCTGTACCTGAGCCTGTGTATCTAGGCATTTTGACACCAGTAGCCTCTTCGGTTGCGCCTACTAGCCCAGCGGCTTCTTGCCCACCCTTAACTGTTTTTACATATTCTTCAATTGTTAATCCAGCGGCAGATGCATTTACATACAAAGCCGTCATTGCACCATTCACTTTATCTATTGCTGCTTGTTGTTTAGCATACTTTTCTTTTATCTTATCTAAACTTTCTCCAGCTAAAGCAGCTGAGTCTGCTAAATCTTGTTGCTTTTTACTCATTGCATCCAGTGCATCTTGAAGAGGCTTGTTGGCTGCTTCTGTTGCTGCATCGATTGCTTTTATCTGAGATTCTGTTTGTTGTTGTGTTGTTAGGGATTCAAGATCAATTCTAAGCGATTGAGCTTTTTCAGTATCCCCAGTAGCTTGTGCGTTTTGCATTTCAAGTCTTGTTTTTTCAATTTGTCTTCCAAGGTCTGCATCTTGTTGTGCTGCAGATAAAGCTTTTTTACGTGCTTCAGCAAGTTTATTATTAGCATCAATTTGTTTATTTAAAGATGCAATTCTGTCTCTATCAGAAATTTGTTGTGATACGGTTTGTTGCTTTAATGCTTTTGTATAATTGGTAATTTGATCTTTTAATTTGCCTAAGGCAGTATATTGTGTTTTTAATATACCTTCTCTATTAGTTGCTTCAACTGTAGATCCAACTGCCCTAAAAGATTCATAAATAGCATTTGCTTGTTCTGCATTTAATTTAGAAAGATCTCCGCTAAACCCTTTTGCTTCAAGTCTAATTTTTTGCCATACGCTAACTACGGTATCAGATCCATTGATTAATTGCCTAACCTCTGGGTTTGTTTCAGCTAAAACATCAACGGTTCCCTGAGTAATTGTTGTACGAGCATCTGCTGATGCATTAAGCTGATCTAGCATAGTTTTTTCTGCTTCGTCAAAACTTAATAACTTTTCTTTCCCATCTAAATTTTTTGCAACTAATCTTTCTCTTTTAGCAATTAAATCATTAATTCCAGTCTCTGTTGCCATTAATGCAGTATTAAGAGAAAGTGCTTTTTCTTTATCTCCTTCATTTTTTACTGCACCAGTAAAACTTGAAAGTGAAGATACTGCTGCTGATTGTGGGTCTAATACCTTTTTAAAAGCTGCGCTTCCAATAGTTGCAGAAAAAGCTTGATCTGCGTCGTTTGAAAGAGTCAGCATCGTGTATATTTTTTTAGTTGCTTCTTCTGCAGACATTCCAGCTGCTATTAATTGTTCTTTCATTCTTATTGCCGCTGCAGGTATTTTATCTGACGGAGATTTATTAAAAGCTTCTACTTGTTCAGCAAACGTCTCTTTTACTTCTTCTCTTAACTTTTGCACTTCAATAATACTCATTTGGAATGGAGTTCCGCCATCTTTCATGCTTTCATAAAGAAATTTATTAGCTGCAACCATGTCTTTAGATGTTTGTATTGCTTCTTTCATTTTTAAACCAAAGTCTGTAAATCTAAGTCCAGCCTTTTTTGCAGATTCTGCTGTTAATCCAAATGTAGCCTGATTTAATTTTTGTCTCTTATAATATTCATCCCAACCCTTTTTGCCAAGAACTAAAGCGGTTGTTACTCCTGCTAATATTAAATTAGCTCTTGAGAAAATTTTAAGCGCATTTCCCAAAGTGCTTCCTAATTTTCCAATAACTTTTGTAGATGTAGACCCTTCTTTTGATAAACCAGTTAGTTTATCTACAGTTTTTCCAAATATTGGATCTCTTAAAGAAGCCTTACCGAATGTTCCACCTTCACGTAAAGGTCCTTCCATTCCTAATGGTCTGGCAGATGACACTGCGGGTCTTATTTTTCCTACTCCCATATTTCCCATTAATAAGAATGGCAATAGATTTCCAAGTTGTGATATAACGCTTCCAGCGCCTCCTCCAACTTTACTTCCTATTTGATTTGCTCCCATAGAAAGTCCAGTCATCAATGCTAATTGTTTTATGACACCGCCCATATTGTATTTAGGAATCTGGCCTCCGTTATTCATTGGAACAATTTGTCCAGACTGTCCTGGTCTAAATAACTCTGGGCCTTTTTCTCCGACTAGATAGCTCTTGCCAGATAATACTGGTCCGCCATTTGCTCTTTGTCCATCGATTACGGCTTGTACCTTTATTGCATTTTTACTTGCTGCAACGACTCTAAACTTTCCGCCCATATAAACTTCATTTTCATTAACCTTAACTGGCCCCTGTGGTGTTTGGAAAGTTAAGTCTGGGAATATTTCAGATGCTGGGACTGCGTTTCTATTTTTAACATCTGCTGTCATTAACACCTTATCGTGTTGTTTGCCCATAAATCCTTTAGCGGTTTCTGGATTTTTACTCCATGATGAACGACGCATTATAAATTCTTTACCAACAAGTTCAGACCACTTACCCTGTTGTATTAAGTTAGCTATAACTGGTGGCAGGCTTCCAGAGTGAGATACACCTCTATGCAAAGTGCCAGTAAATTTTGTTCTTAATTTAGATAGATAATCTTGTACTGCTGGATCATTTATTCTAGAATAGTCTCCTTGCATATATGCAAAGAGTGCTGATTTTGCTCTTGACTCTGCATCTCCAAGTTCAAAAGCTGGGGCTGCGCTTTCTTTTTCATAACCCTGGCCTTTGCGATATCTAATTGATGGAGCAACATATCTATTTCTTACATGTAAAGATCCCCAATAAGATCCTATTTGTAAAGGACCATGTAGTGGATCATCATTTGCTAACTGTTGATAATAAGCTTTAGGTTGTGGGAACTTGGCTAGCCTTGGTGCCTCACCAACTGTTGATCTTTGTCCATTTGGATATTTTGCAAATTCTCTTTTTGAGGCTTCTTCTGCCTGTTTAGAAACTCCACCACGTACCCATGGCAAAGGACCGCCCTTAACAAACCCTGGTATTCTACCACCAGAATTAAATGCCATTGCTCCTGATGATCTTCTTCTAGTACCAATATTTGCAAGCAGTGTTTCTATAAATTTTCTTTCTGCTACTGTTGCTCTAGGCTTGTTTGCAGATAATTCTTTTTTAGTTGGGAATTTAGTATCGCTAGTTAGTCCACGGTATATGGTTTCAATATTTGCATTTTTAGGCAGTCCTGCTTGAGCCAACATTTTTTCAAATGAAAGTATTGCATCTTTTTGACTTAAATGAACTACATCTGGCATTAAACCCTTTGACTGTAGCATTGCCATAAATGAATTTATATCTGCTGGTAGAACTACAGCATTACCAAAATATCCTCTTTGTCCAGACCCAGATAGAGTTCCTCTTCTTTCAAGGTGCCCACGAACACTTCCTCTTAAATACGGTACTCCAGAACTGTTTGTACCAGAAGTTTTTGGTATTGATTTTATTATGTCTTTAACAGAATCAAAAGAAATATCCTTAAGCATCAAAGATCTTATTTTATTTAAATTTCTATTTAATGCTGTGCTTCTTGCTGTTGATTGTGCTTGAGCAGAAGAATTTAATTTTATTCTTTCTTGCCCGCCAAGCATTTCATCTATTTCATCAAGCTGAATTCTTCTTATTTCTAAGAATTTTTCCATAGATCCGCCAGACTTGGATTTAGCAAAATCAAAATTACTAGAAGCTAGCGATATGGCTTTTTTAGGATCCATATGGTCTGCAAGCTCTGAGGCATCTAGCATGATTGCTCTCATCCTAATCTCATCGGAGTAGTTTGGATTTGTAATCATTTCGATAAATCTCTTTAATATATCTTTATCTCTTATTTTTCTAGCAGCAATTTCTGCTGGGTCTTCTAATCCGTATCTACTCTTGTTTGACATAACTAGTCCGCCGACAAGTCCGCCAGTGCTCATTAAAGATATATTCTTTTTAGTTTTATTTGCTACATCATAAGCTTCTTTATTTTGAGAATAAATTTCTGGGCTTACTACTGTTTCTCCTGGCGTTACTATTGCATCTACTGTGCCACCATTACTGTAACCTTGTTTTGCATTTGCAACTAATTCTGGGTTTGCCATGGATGCTGCTTGGTTTAATACGAAGCCACCAATTGGAAGTTTTGCTGGTGTGTTGTCATATTTGATACTTGTGCTTCCTGGCACAACCGCTCCATGCCTGCTAGGATCGTAGACATATCCTCCAGAGTTAAGCTGCCTTGGCTTTGTTGTTTGAATGCTGTATCCAGCACCTGAAGTTCTAACTCCTAGGCTCTTAGCAATTGCATCAATTGTTGCAGCGGTATCTGTTTTATGGAATAGCTCTTTCATATTAGACTTACCTGCTGCACTTACAACAGATTGAGCAGTTAATGGGACTGTAGTTAAATTAACATTCCTTGCTTGCATGCTTGCAACACTCTGTGCAGTTTCTACCATTAACGCTTCTACAACTGCATTCAATTCAAATATTTTTGTTCTTGCAGAGTCTACTGTCAACTTACCAGCCTGCAACTGTTTTACAATTAATGCAGTTTCGTCAGCTGCCATAGAAGTAATTTCGGTCATTTGTGGAAGTAATGCTTGATAAGAATCAGATAGCGAACTTGTTATTGTTCCAGTTGCTGCTACTTCTGTTTTTAATAATGCTATTTCTGCTTCAGATTGCATTGCAATAGCAGCTGTCATAGAGTGCCATTTAGCAGCTTCTGCTGCAACAACTCCTGTTGATACTGAGTTTACTGATGTAACACCTGGTATCTTTGGAAGATCATTTTTCATATAAGTTTGCGGAGCATTTGAAATTCTTTGATTTACTGGTTGCGGTCCTGGTACTGTTGAGAATATAGTTTCGGACGCTCTTTGTTGTGGAGTCTTTGATCCAGTTGGAATCATATGAGACATATCTCTTGAATACGGCTCTCCAACTAATGGATTATTTTTATCTACAATTCTTCCGCCTATAGATGTGACTGGGTTTCCAGAAACAGTTGACATTGCATTTGAGGTTGCAATTGTTGCACTCATGGCATTTTCTTTTAATCTATTAAATGATGATGCTAATGTTAAAACAGCATCTGAGAATGTTGCTGCTGCTTTTGTGTCGCTATAAAAAGATTCTTCTACTGTTTTTGCTGCAGCCGATGCCGCCATTATTTCTGGTGTCAGAAGTTTAAATCCTCCACCAGCTTTACCCATATTCTTTAATGCAAATATTCCTTTAACTATATATCCAAAAAAGTTTGCAAGAACACCAGTAAGCATAATGATTGGTCCAGCTACTGCTGTGAGTGATGCTACAAAACCTAGAACTGCTTTAATTGGTCCTGGTAGGTTTCCGATAAATTTAATAATTCCATCAATTGCATTTAATACAAATGTACCAACCTTTAAGAACTGCTCTCCAACAACAGCAAGGTCAGCTTTAACAGACTCTAATGCTCTTCTATATTTTCCAGATGCAGACTCTGTAAGTGTTTTTAATTCTCGATCAGATATACTTGCCAAATCTTGTGTACTGGCTTTCATCAAATCTAAAACCTGTAAAGTCTGGCTACCTTGTTTGCCAAGGTTCTCAAATAATGCATTTATTCTTGCAAACTGGAACTTTCCAAATAGTTGTTCAATTGCTCTTGCTCTACTTAATGGATCTAATGTGTCTAGTGAATCCTTTAATGCCATAATTGTTCCAGTTAAATTACCAGCATTTTTTTCAACAATTCCGCCTAGATCAATTCCAAACCCAGTAAACATTTCTTTTGCAACTTTTGTTGGATTTATTATAGAGGCAAGTGCTGACTTGAGTGCGTTTGCACCTTCTGATGCATTAATACCGCCTTCACGCATTGCTGTTAGATATAGTGCTAAATCTTGTACGTCTCCGCCCAATGCTTTTACTACTGGCCCAGCTTTTGGAATAGCTGTAACTAAATCTTCAAGGGTTGTTGATGTCTGGTTTTCTACTGCGTTTAAGAAGTCAATTGATTCTGCAAGTTGCATTGTATTTTGTCCGAAAGCTGTTTGAATTGCAAGAGTTGCTTTCATTGCTTCTTGTCTATCTACTTCACCTAAAACTGCAAGTCGTGTTGTTTGTCTAGTGGACTCTAGTAGTGCTGTTCCTTCTTTTCCAGTAGCCGCTATGTCCGCAGCTAAACCTATTGTTTCGGTAAAATTAGCTCCAAGACTAGATGCGAGTTCTCTTGATAATGCAGCGACATCTTTTCTAACTTTTAATAAATCAGCACTTGATGTAGCGGTAAGTCCACCGTAAACCTTAGTAAGTCTAACTAGCTCTTGATCGGCTTCTCTAAACGCTTTAGATGCTGCCATTCCAAATGCAGCAAGTGGAACGGTTAATCCGACTGTAAGCTGTCTACCAGCCCACTGAGTATTTTTACCCCAATTAATTAATTGATTTGCTCCATCATTCATTACCTTATTCATGATGGAAAGCTCTTGTCTCATAAGAGCTGCTTTATTTTTAGTTACATCCAATCCAGATTGGACCATAACGTTATACTGCATTAATCCCTGTGCGTTTTTACCAAGAGGTTGAATTATTGCATTTTCTAGCATTACCTGTTGCTTTGCTAATTCTTTTACTAGGCTGCTAGTTTTTTGTGTGTGTCCTTGCCATGTCTTAAAATACTGGCCTAACTTCATTCTGCCGCTGTCTAGGTTTTGTCCAAACTTAGATACGTCTGATGTTAGTGTTACAAAGTGTCTAGAAAACTGGCCAGTGGAGCGCATGGTTTCGTCAAATTGACGATTCATTACTCCAACTTGGCTAGTTAAATTTTTATTAACTCCAATTGTTGTTGCTTGAAGTTTAAGGAGCTGGGAAGTAACCGCTTGTAACTGCGCTGTAAGGCTAGAAAAATTAGCCGTAGCGGTTATGTTGGTTACTATATTTTGATCTGCCAACCCTTACTCCTTTTTGTATCCGAGACCTGCTCCGATACCAAACCCTGCTTCTTGTGCAAACTGACCTTGTAATGAAACAACATCTGATCCGTTTGCTTCTATACCAAGAGCTTTTCTTCTTACATCTTCAAAGCTTTTGGCTTTTTCTTCTTCTTCTCCATCTTCAAGATCTACTCCCTGAATGGAGGCCAGAAACTTTCTTTTTTCAGATTCAGTCTTTTGCATTGATTTAAAAGTCTGAATCAATTCTGGCATTGAAAGACTTTCTTCCAATTCCTCGTAATTCTTATAGTTTCCTATTAAGAATACTTCTCCTTCTAACGCAGCTAGATCTAGTTCTGACCAGCTAGAACCGCTGCCGCTAGCAAATTTGGATCATCCATCTTAATGCCACCGCAAACTTCAAGTATTCTATTGATTGTTGGAACATCTAATACGTCTTCAAATGCATCTCTATTTGCTACCAATTCAGGTAGTTGTTTTTCTAGTGCTACTGCACATGCGTCAATAAGTATTGTTAATGTTTCATCTTCTGTTGTTACTTCGGCTGTTTTACTAATAGCTGTCATAAACTTTCTTAGCTCTTTAATAGTTAAAGGCTTTAGTTTTACTATTGCTCCATTTTGTAGCTGAATTTCTTCAACGTCATATACTGTTGTTGCCATTTAATCCTCCTTGGATTGTCTTAATTATTGTATCATAATCTAAATACAAGAGCAATAAAAAACCCCCTAATTTCTTAGGGGGCAATTTATTAATTAATTATATTAATTATACTGTCAAAACACGGTCTACGATGAAACCATATTCCTGTCCAGCGTTTGCTGAATCACCTGATGGTAGCAAACGGAATGTAACTGGGAATGTTGATGCTGCGTTACGAGCCAAAGAGAACTGTGACTGTTGTACAGAAAGAACACGACGTGCATAATATACACGCTCAGTTGCTGTTGCTTCAGATGTTGGTGCCTGACCTACTGCAATAAGTTGACGCTCTGTTGGAGCCTCACCCAATGCACCACCAGCAAGACCAAGCTTGTCTGTTGCGCCAGTTCCTGTACCTGATGAAGCAAGTGTTGTTGAACGCTGACCGAATACGGCAAGAACGTTCTCAAGAGTTCCTTCTGCCATTTCTGTTGCGATCATAACTTCCATTGACTCCTTGAATAGCTTTGCTGTATCAAGAAGCTGATCTACTGTAACTGAACCGTATGAAGGGTTGTATGTTACTTGAAGACCGTTGTTTGTGTAACCTACGTTACGGTATCCGAAATCTCCAGCTACCTGGTCGATGTCGTTAAGTGTTTTTGTGAAAGACTCACCAACGATATAAGCGTAATCGCCTACACCTGGCTCTGCATTTTCAACATAGTCTGCATCTGTTACGTCGATGTTTGAAATAAATAGTGGTGAAGCACCAACTAAAATATTTTTAGCATTACCTGTATTTTGTGCCATTTGTAAAACCTCCTGTATTAAATAAATATATATATATTGACTTACTATAAATCAAGCTGGCTAGGCTCATTTCCTCTTAGGACAATTTTATCTCATAACCATACTAAAAGCAAACTATTCGAATCTGCCGTTTCCTTGGACCACACGAGAGTATTTGACCTCTAATATCACATCGGCTGAAAGGAAGCCTGCCAACTCTTCTGATGGCTCCGTTGGGGACATGTCTAGAATTAGCGTATTATGGAATATTAACTTATCTGTTGTTTTTGACTTATTTAAATCCCTAGCCGAATCATCCATTCTTCTAAAAACGTCAATCATCAAGTTTCTGATTGAATTTATTTCGGCATAGTCTAGAGAGTATATTGTAAAGGATATTTTTTCACAACAGATCATCCAATTCTCTTCATAAGTGCTTCCCATTTTGTCATATACAATATGAGTTTTACCACTTAGGAACTGGTTCATTTCTGGTGCTTGCTGTACTGGTATTATTGGAATGATTGTAGAGCCTAGGTTATCGCTATAGTAGGAGTCTTCATCTATTAGCCCGTTTGATAAAATTTCTTGCCATAGGTGCTTTCTTATTTCATAAATTGCATCTATCTTATAATCTGCCATTATGCCACTCCTCCAAATTGCTCTGCCAATGCTGAATCTGCTTGTAGTCTAATTGTACCTGGTGAAAAGGAATAACGCACCTTAGATATTGAAGATGGCACTCTCATAGCCTTTTCAAATTTAGTTCCGAATAAATTCTGAAAGCCAGATGTTTTAATTGAATTAGTAATTAATGGTCCACTAAAGTATCTGCTATATGCTAAATCAAACCTATTGGTAGATGCTGTTCCTCCTGGGCTTTTAACTGTTACTGATTTGCCCTTTGGCATAAAAATTGTTTCACCATCAATTTCAAATACTAATCTTTCTGATGACTTTGGAGCTATAATTAAAGGCATACCTTTTTCCATAACAGCAGCTTTATTTGCAAATATATATCTACTTTTTTGCTTTCTATTGCTTGCTGGTACTGACGACTTTGATTGCTTAAACTCATAATTTACTTTAAATGATAGCCCTGCTCCTTCAAGTTTATTTAGTTTAAATAGTCTTGAGTTTTCTTGACCCGCCTTATTCCATTCGTATACATGGTGGAGTGATTTTGGATTAGTTCTGGCCTGTGAATCTATAAATAATCCAAAGTCTTTATTAATTTGATTAAATATGGTTGTTTTAAAAAGATTTTGAAAAGATCTGTTAGCAGTTAACTTGGCTGCTACATTTGCCTGATAATATAAAAAAGCAGATATCTGTGCTACGTTACTATCTTTTAATATGCCAGGGTCTGGCGATCCGACCATTAGTCTTTCTAGACCAGAAGCGGCTTGAAGTAATGCTACTCCACTAGTCTCCAATTACTTGACTCTCACATCTCTTGGCAATTGAATTGTATGCAATTAGTCTGCCAAATGGATCTGTAATAGGAGTTGAACTTGTTATTTCAAATACTGTTGGGGTATCGTTTGGATAATCTAGTTCTACCCATATAGGGTTTCCAGAAAAATCTACTATGTTAGTAATTTTTTGTCTATATGTTAGTCTTGATTCTGTTCTAACTTCTATTGTTTGTGTATCAACATATTTAGTAGCAATGCTTCTATTGTCTCCGCCTCTTGCGGTAGCTGAATTAGATATGATTCCTTTTGCAAAGCAGGGCAATGTTTTTTGATATATCCATGACTTTTTTATAGCACCAGTATTTTCGTCTTGATAGTCTTCTTGAAAATAAACGTCAAGATTCATACTGAAGATAGAATTTACTAGGTCATTCATTTTAAATAACTACCATTTGATTTACAACATATCCAGATAGTAATTGATCGGCATAGTTATTGCCAGTGCCCGAAAATGAAGAGGTGTCATACTCAAATTGCCAATCAAATGTTTGAATGCTCTTTATATACTTATTTCTCCAGTCTTTATCTTTAGAGAAAAAGTCTTTCATTAATTCAATACAGGCTAGGCTTACCTCTGATGGAACTTCATCCCATCCATATTTACCAGTTACCTTGTAGCTTCCACCATTAATAAACGCTCCACCATATGTATCGTTAATGCTTGGAGGTATCATTCCATTTGCTACATATACTGTGTTGTCAAGCATATTAGATCTGTCTACTTTTAGTCCAAATCCGCTGCTTGATATTCCAACAGATAGATTCCAATTGTTAATATTTTCTAGATTATCTATTAAAAGAATATCATTTAAATAAATTTGATGTATTGAATTTATTTTATATGGCAATGGCAAGACATCTGAACCAGTGGCGTATATTACGTTAGTGTCGTTATATAAATAGAACTGTTGCGATGTATAATTTTCTATTAATTTTCTTGCATACCTCTCGGCTGCTGCTAAGTCAGCAAATGTTTTATATCTTGGATCAGATTGGTCAAAACCAAATCCTAATAAATCTGCTGCTTCTGTAAGGTCTGTATAAGGCTTTACAACATCGATGCGATGCTGCTTAGTTACTTCTTGACCTTCAACCTCGTACTCCCAAACCAAACTTAAAGATCTTGGTCTATCAGTTAAAGACAATGGGGGATAAACAAGGTATACACCAATGTCTGTTTCTGATTGTTCCGCCGTCTGTGTTAACAATAAAGATTCTGGATTTATATTTGGTACAATTGCTGGATCTTCTGTTATGTCATAAAACTTAACAGTTGGTAGAGAATCGGCTTCGGCTATTCCGCCTTTCCAAAAAACTCTTTGCTTTACTGGTGCGTTTGTTCCTACTATAATTTCCATGTTGTGTGATTAAGCTTAGCCGTAGTACTCTTGAACTTCCTTTGGTGTGGCTAAACGAAAACCCTCCTCTTTGTCAAAGACTTTCTGAGCATCATCTTTATTCATTGCTACAAATGGGTGATCTTTTGTAAAAGTTTGACCCAAGATATCATATCTAAAATTAGCTCTTGTCATTCTTACTAAAACAGTGTCTTCTGAAAGTTTTGCTTTTGGATTAAACACTGGTAAAACTTCAATCTCTTCTTTTGCATCCTCTATATCATTTAATGTTTTTTCGTAAACCTGGTAGGTTACACCTTCTTCTGATAGTGCAGCAATAATCTCTTGTTTGTTTTTTAAGCCTTCTACATCAACAGCAAACTCTTCTGCAATTGTTTTTAGCTCATTGACTTTTAATGTGTCAAAAGACATTTAATTCTCCTTTTCTAGGTAAAACCATTATATCATTACATAATTAAAATGAAAAGCCCCCAAAATTAATTGGGGGCCTTTCTGTAGTTAATTCCTAATTAGGAAGCAACCTTAACGTTCTTTACAACTACCCAAGCGTCTGCTTGCTCGATTTGAACGCCTACACGAGTATACATTGTGTACTCGATAGAGTCCTTACGTGGCCAGAAGAATCGGTAAACAGTTACGTCACGCTTAATTCCAACAACTACGTTGTTAGGGAATGTTAAGTGGATATCACCGTGTGATCCTGTTGGGGATGCGTAATCTCCATCCTGAGTTTCAGGAAGTAGAGGAACTTCAACGATTGGAATACCGAAAGCGTATGGAGCTACGTATCCAGCTGGGCCAGATACAGGTGCTACCTCTCCACGGATAATGCCAGAAGCAATATCTTGTGGGTTTACGTTTTGGATATTTTGTGAAGTAGAGTATAGGTAATCCTGGATCAAGTTTGATCCTGCAAGGAAGCGAAGGTCTGTACGACGTTGCTTGTACTTACGTGGAAGTGCCTTAAGTGCTGAGTTGAATACAGCACGTGAAATTGCTGCACCCTCTGCGTCTACTACGTGTGCATTGGCCTTAGCCTTCTTTACTACACCGTCAAAGGCTTTGTAAAGTGCATCTGAAGAAAGTGATGAATCACCGTTAAGAAGAACATCTTCGATGTCATTTCCAGCTTGTGTCGCCATCATACGTGCAATGTGATCCTCAAGATCTGGTCCTTCAATGTTGTCCTCTAGTGACTCTGTTGAGAGCTCCCAGTCAAGACGTAATTTCTTTGTTGTCAAAGAAATCTTTGAGAATGTTACTGCGGCGTTGATGCCTGTGTTGTCACCCTCTGTTGCAAGTTTCATAAGCTTCTCGCCTACTCCAACTCTATCAATTTCAGTTGTATCAGATTTCATTCTAACAGTACGTGCGACTTTACCAATTACGGTTGCGTCGAACATATAGTCTAGGAATCGAGCTGATTGTTCTGGATTAAGAAGACCACCATTGCCATTTTCTGACGCTGTGTGGATTCCATCTCCTCCAGTTGTTGAAGCAAATGTGCCTGTAGCTGTTGTACCTGCTGCAATTGCTTTTTCTAATGTTTCATTACTCATATTTGTTTCACCTACCCTAGTTAAATATTTCGTTTACGGAACCGAGGAAAGAACCGTTCCATTTTGATTTTTTGGTTGTTGCTTCCTGAGACCCGCCAAGGTCTAAGGACTTCTTAATTGCTGTAGATCCTTCTACTGCATCTACACGCTTTTGAACACCATCAATGGTGCCCTTTATTTCTGAAACAGCATCACTAAGTGTGTTGTGTTTTTCTGCTAATTCTGTAATTTGTCCATTTAAGCTTTTGCTAAAAGTCTCAACAGTTTCTTTGATTTCTGAAACTTGTGCTGAATTTACCTCTGCTGCTTTGCTAAGTGTATCTGAAAAGAATACCTTTAGATCTACCAACATTTTTGCAAAATCAGGTTTTTCGACTTCAACATCAGCGGTTGCCTCTAAAGCATCTGCTGACTTAAAGACATTTACAGAAGCAGAATCTGCATCTTCTGCTGAGTTATCAGCATCGTCTGCACTTTCGACGGCAGAAGAGTTATCTTCTACCAGTGTCTCTTCAACGGCTTTTGCTTCTTCTACTACTACTGCTTCTGCAACTGGTGCTTCTGCTGTAGTGGCTTCTGAATCTTTTACGTTTAGTTTTTCCACTTCATTACCTCCTTGTACATTTGCCTGTTTTGCTATTGTTTGTATTGCAGGCAACGGAACTCTTGACTTCTTGAATGAAGCAAGAACTTTATCTATCTCTTTTGATTTGTTTATGTCTGAGCTTTCAACCCAGCCAATTAGCGTAGCTTCTTTTCCAGTAACTGGAGAAGAATATGTCTTGTCTGTTGAGATAAAAACAGAGTCGCTTTCTTCGCAATAAAAAATATTTTCTGTAACTACATCTGCTGCCATACCTTTAAAAATTAATTGACCATTCATTTTTTCAATTGAAACTATGTTACACATTTCATTTGCTGGTGAGTCTACAATTGATAGTTCAACTAGATCGTATTCTTTAATAAATCTTACACTCTCGCCAGTTGATTTATTAATTTCATTATCAAAATCTTTTATTTTTCCGCCTATTGAAAAACCAGATAAGGTTCCGTCTAAAACTTTTTCCCAAGTATCTTGAGCGCCCTTAGAAATGTAAGATGTTACATAAACTCCATTATAAAACTCTTTTGTTTTTTGATCGTAATATGTTTCTGGTTTAAAAGAAACTACCTTGCCAACTGCAAGTGGTTGATGC